TGTAGTCACGGCTGCTGTATTAGCCCCAGCTAAAGTACCATATACATTGGTCCCTGAAATAGTAGCACCCTTTACCATACCGGAGGCAGTTAGTGTAGTCACGGCTGCTGTATTAGCCCCAGCTAAAGTACCATATACATTGGTCCCTGAAATAGTAGCACCCTTTACCATAGCAGAGGCAGTAACACTAGTCGCTGTTAGGGTAGTCACAGCTGCTGTATTAGCTCCAGCTAGGGTACCATATACATTGGTTCCTGAGATGGTAGCACCTTTTATCATACCGGCGGCATGTAGGTTTTCTTGGGTACTTATACCACCTGTAACCTTGAGGGCACCTGTTGTAGCTGAGGTTGAAGTAGTATCGTCCGTTAGAGTCACCACACCATCTAGGGTGGCGGCGGCACCAAACAAAGCACCTGAAATACCTACACCACCACCTATGGTTACTGCACCAGTGGTTTTTGAGGAAGATGTGGTTGAACCCGTGACTCCTAAAGTACCATTTATATTTACTGCGAGTGTGTTTGCTGTATTCATTGTTATAGTGGAATCGGCAGAACTATTGAGGGTATGACCAATTTCAAGGTTGGATGCCGAGAAATCATAAATGATTGCGACATTACCCTTATGCCCACCTGTTAGGGGGTTATTCATAACCATACCAACATCGGCACCATTTACATTACCTATACCAACTTCGATTGTAGGATCTGCAACTGTAAGACTGTTCTGCCCTTGACTGATGGTCTCACCTGAAACGATCAAATCACCAGCTACTGTAATACTACCACCAAAATTGCCTGTCTCACCGAATATGGCACCACCTACACCCAAACCACCAACAATTTGAACTGCACCCGTTGTTTTAGAAGTAGCTGTTGTATCGGCCCAAACTTTCGTAATACCCCCGACATTAAGCTTTTCTTGAGTACTTATACCACCAGTGACTTTGAGAGCACCAGTGGTCACTGAAGTTGAAGTCGTAGTGTCTAGAATGACTACACTATTGGATACAACGTCTTCTACGAAGACATTTTTACCGTGAATATTTTTAGCAACACCTAGACCACCAGTGACAATTAGAGCACCAGTGGTTTTAGAAGTAGCATCTGTGGCTGAGAATACCTTAGTGACAGCCCCAACATTCAAGTTTTCTTGAGTACTTATACCACCAACAACCTTTAGGGCACCAGTAGTTGCCGAGTCTGAAGTTGTGGTATCTAGAATGACTACACTATTGGAGACAATGTCTTCAACGAACACATTTTTACCATGAATATTTTTAGCAACGCCTATACCACCAGTGACAATTAGAGCACCAGTGGTTTTAGAAGTAGCGTCTGTGGCTGATATTACCTTAGCAACCGCACCAACGTTCAAGTTTTCTTGGGTACTGATACCACCAACAACCTTTAGGGCACCTGTTGTTGCCGAGTCTGAAGTTGTGGTATCTAGAATGACTACACTATTGGAGACAATGTCTTCAACGAACACATTTTTACCGTGAATATTCTTCGAAATACCCACACCACCAGTGACAATTAGGGCACCAGTGGTTTTAGAAGTAGCGTCAGTCCCGGATATTACCTTGGCAACAGCACCAACGTTCAAGTTTTCTTGAGTACTGATACCACCCACAACCTTTAGGGCGCCAGTGGTTGCTGAAGTGGATGTAGTGTTATCAGTGATAGTAACACGATCAGCCTCAACATCCTCGAAGTTGACATCTGTAGCGTGAATATCACCCACCACACCCAAACCACCACCTATTGTCACTGCACCCGTTGTTTTGGAGGAAGACGTGGTTGAACCCGTGACTCCTAGAGTACCGTTTATATTTACTGGGAGTGTGTTTGCTGTATTCATGACAATAACAGTATCTGTAGCACTATTGAGGGTATGACCAATTTCAAGGTTGGATGTAGAGAAATCGTAAATCACAGCAACGTTACCCTTATTTCCACTTGTTAGAGGATTATTCATAACTAAACCAGTGTCCAAACCGGCTAAATTACCTTTACCAAGTTCAATTACGGGATCTTGAATTATAAGATTATTTGAATTAAAAACCGTTGTGTTTCCAGTAACTGTTAAATTACCAGTGAGTGTGAGATTACCACAATGAACGTTTCCGGCTACACCTAAACCACCGGCAACCTTTAACGCACCACTTGTTTGATTGTTAGATGGTGTGGTGTCTGTAATATTGACACTATCAGCTTCGACACCTTCAAAATTAGCGTTTAAAGCATGAATATTCTTAGAAATACCCACACCACCAGTGACAATTAGGGCACCGGTGGTTTTAGAAGAGGCATCCGTTGCGGATAACACCTTAGCAACAGCTCCAACATTCAGGTTTTCTTGAGTACTGATACCACCCGCAACTTGGAGGGCACCTGTAGTCGCGGAGGATGAAGTAGTAGTGTCTAAAATGACTACGCTATTTGACACGACATCTTCAACGAAAACATTCTTACCATGAATATTTTTAGAAATACCCACACCACCAGTGACAATTAGAGCACCAGTGGTTTTAGAAGTAGAATCAGTCGCAGATAATACCTTCGTGACGGCCCCAACATTTAAGTTTTCTTCGGTACTGATACCACCGGCAACTTTAAGGGCACCGGTTGTGGCAGAGGTTGAAGTGGTTGTATCCGTGATGCCAACCCCACCGGAAACAACTAACACATTTATACCTTTATCATCAATGTAAACATTGGAACCTACACTCAAAGTATGAGAAGCTAAGGAATTGGCTATACCCACATTACCGGTGGTTACAAATGCAGCTACATTATTATAAAAAATTAGATTATTAGAAGTTGTATTACCTTGGTTGGTTACAGCTTGAAGACCCTGATTACCGATGAGATCTTGCGCTGATTCACCAGATTCAGTTAATTCTTTTGTAAGTGTGTTATACATCATCAATACAATTTCAGCCTTACCTTCATAGTCGGGTCTAAAACGAACCGGTGATACATAAACGGCCCCACCTGTCGAAGCATCAACCGCGGTATTACTCGCATTTAGAACGATCGTGTTTTCACCCTGGTCCTGTTGAGCGTGTTTACCAAACCGAATCTGGGTTGACCTCTCAACGGTCGGTAAGGTCTTGACCATTTAGTATAAGGTTGTATTTTAATTTGCGTAAAGTAAACCGGCCATCCCATTTTCCACTCTCAAAATATTGTAATTTACTGCATAAATTGGGTCATTAATCTTCATAGACTCACTCATGATAGTAGCTGACGATACACGACTAAAGTTGAGTGTTCCTGTGGGCTGTAAGCTGGATGTTGAGAGGCAGAAACAATAAAGAAAGAAATCTGGAGAAGTTACGAAGTTTGTGTGATAATAACTCGTGACGTCTATAAAATGTGGTTTACCCCATTTATAGTTACTTACATCGAGACCATTTATGTTTAATTTAACTTTGTTTGTGGGAGATGTGAGGGCACCATCAGTTGTTGTATCCGAGGATGCTAAATATTTTACTGGATGATTAAACGTAAGTTCTTGAACTAAAGTACCTGAAGCAATATTTTTTTGGACTTGTGTTATGAGGAGATCATGTTTTCTAGATGCAACCTGACCACGCTCCTCATTATCGAGGTAATAGTAGTTTGCATAACATTCAACATTGTAATTTGCAGCAGCTGTAGCCCAATATATCCTAATTTCAACATTATGATAGTTTAAGGCTACAAGGGGTAGAGCGCATTGTGGCCCCTCACAAAAAAAGAACCTGAGAGGGTAAAAAAATGAGCGTGCAGAAATACCGGGGTGTGTACCGTTCGCACTCCTAGATACATTTTGTGCAAATGTATCAATAGCAATCTTCTCTGTGAAAATTGCGTCTTGTGTGTCAATAACGGAACCACCTATTAAAAGCTCAACTTTATCAATAATGGTGTCCCATCGTTGAATATCGAGGGCTTGGGTTTTGTCATCGAGTGTAAAATACACATAACTGAGAAGATCACCAGATCTCTCAAATTGGATGCTAGACATAGAATTGTTTTTCACCGCTCCGTGGATGGTTTGTTTTTCAACGGATTGTGAAAAATTAGCATGGCGTTTAAATGTTGAACTGAAGAAAGATATTTGAGGATCACCCATGATATATTTATCCTGGGCACCTATAGCAATCAATTGAACAACACCGGCAGACATGGTAATACTAATTTAAGGGGAGAAAAATTACAGGTTGGGTTTTCTACAGACGAAACGAATAACCAAAAAATTATTTTCGGCGGGATTTGGTGGTGTTATAAGAACACCACTTTGATTACGAATATTGATAGTGAGACGATCAATTGTTCGAATAGGATTTACGTATTGCACAGCAATTGGGTAATCATCTTTGAAACTTATTATACCAGTATCATCTGTAGTAACAATACTAGCAAAAGATTTTCGAAGCACACTTAGTGAGTCCTGACCTTCATAAACATTGGTAGCGCGATCATTAAATGTAGAATTCAACTCATCAATAGAAATGTAGCAATGTTCACTTCCATTACCTGGTGTGACTGTATTAATCCGAGCGGCTAGAAGTCGAGCCTGTACAACATTTTTTAGAGGCTGAGTCAAAAAACACGTCCATGTGTTCGCGCTAGTCTGATTAAGAGTATCAATTGTGATGGTATGATATTCATAGTTTAGATCGGGAATCATCTCCGTCGGCGTTGTGATTAAAGCCATATATCATTAGCTTAGATTAAAGATCCACCAATTCCATCCGCGATCTCATATCCGGCATGATCACCTACAAGTTTTTGGGCACCACAAAGACCACCTGGAGTAAGACCAACAGAGTAAGGGCTGTCTTCCTTCCCTGAACCAGCGGTGCATTCAAGGTCTGGCTTGAGGTCGAAGAGAGATTCTTCACTGACGGGTGTAATGGTAATTGGCCTGGGCTGATAATTCGCGGTCTTCGCAGACATAAAAGACAGGATGAAGATGAGGGTCATCAAAACTGCTATGGCCATGAGGCCGTTGCGGTTGGTCTTGTTGAGGTTAAGCATTTATATTAGACTTAGATTTTTTTAAAGTGCGTTAAAGAGATTTTCTTAGTTTCTAAATAGACAGTAGATGGACGAAGAAATCGTACTCGATAGGGGTCAAACGACTGTGATGAAATTAGATGCTGATGAACAGGCCCTGATGGATGAAATTCAAATTTCTGCACCACGACCAAAACCTGTACCTCGACCCACAAGGCCTATGCAAAGACCTCAACAATCTTTTCAGGGTCAGGAGGCTATGGATGCTTTTGTGAATCCCAACAAACAAAGTGCCCCAACTCAGCCTCAACAGGATGAGGAAATTGATTATGGTGAGGATGAACCAATGATGTTCGACGATGATGAACCGATGGGCCCCGGTCCTAGTGACCAGGGTGAACAACCCTCGAAGGGGTACACTTCAATTGATGAAGAGAAGTCGGATCTTATTAACAAATTAGCTCGACTTGAGAAGAAGGGATTTGCAGTTAACAAAAGGTTGAACGCTTACTCGAACGTTGATGAACTCAGATCAGAGGTCAAGAGGATTACATACAGTATAGATGTTGAACAATCAGTTCGCTTCTCTCGCCGTATGTTGGTCGCCTGTGTAACTGGGCTTGAATTTTTGAATAAGAGGTATAACCCATTTGAGGTTCAACTTGAGGGTTGGTCTGAGTCTGTTATGGAGAATGTTGATGATTATGATGGTGTGTTTGAGGAACTATATGTGAAATACAGATCTAAGGTCAGTGTTGCACCAGAGGTCAAACTGATTATGATGTTGGGTGGCTCGGCAATGATGTTTCACCTTACAAATTCGATGTTCAAGTCCGTGATGCCAAATATGAATGATGTTATGAAACAGAATCCAGACCTGGTGAAGAATATGATGGCGGCGGTTCAAAACACCACCCGTGACACTAGTGGTCCCGCAGTTGATGCACCCGTGGGTGGTTCAGGGCAGTATGAGATGCAGGGACCTGGACTTGATATTTCAAGCCTCATGGGTGGCATTTCGATGCCTCCCCCACCCCCAATGAATACCTCAATGGGACAAGGACCCTCGGCGCCTCAGCTTGTTGAGGAGGATGATGATCTCTCTGATATCATGTCCATCTCTGGTGATTCCACTGGGGGTGAGGTCAAGGAGGTCAATGTTGGTTCAGGATCTAAACCCAAGAGAACTCGTCGAAAGAAGAAGACCGAAATAAATCTCTAAACTTATATAAATGATAGCGTATTGTCCGCTTGAGGAGCTCGAGCCTCCCGTTCGACAGCAAGAAATTGTCGCCGAGGCCAAGGCCGAACCTGTAAAGCCTCAGGTCGGCCGCGAAGAAACTGAATTAAATTACGTCATCATGGCTTTCATTGTTGGCGTAGTAGCACTAGCCGTCTCTGATTCCATCAGGGCGTAAATGTTTAATCTACCGCGGGGTACCACCCTCCCTCGTAGTAAATTTAATATGTGAATGCACTTAGTAAATCTTGACCACCAATCGCATCGTTAAGTCCGTTCTGACCGTTTGTTCGTCTAT